ATGCGAACGAGGCGCGATATGCGGCGGCGCAATGTTATGCGAGCGTCAAGAACGCATTTGAAAGGGGTGTTTCGAAGGTTGCCGTTTCAAATACGTTTGTCGATGACAAATCCGTCGAGCGATATTTGGAGCTTGCGGCGGTTTATGGATACCGTGTGCATACGGTCGTTGTCGAAAATCGGCATGGCGGCATGAATGTTCATGGGGTTGACGAGGACAAAATTGAAGCCATGAGAAAGCGTTTCAAAGTACGGTTATAAATATGACGGATGAACAAATCAAGGTCTTTTCCGATTGCGGAGAAGCTGAAATGCCCGTTGACGAGGCGTGTTTGATTGCTGGTTGCACGGAATCGGAGTTTTTCGAATCGGATGCGGCGGTGATTGCGTATCGAAAAGGACAGCTGGAGACAAAGTTGAGGATCCGCCAGGGCGTGACGAAGTTGGCGAAGGAAGGCGTGCCGTCTGCGATTAAGATTTATTTTGAGAAGATCGGCGGTTCGGTTGATTTGGCTGAATCCGTACGGGAGTTGAGCGATGAGCCTGAAGGACAAGATTCTGAAGACGGACAAGCCGAGGAAGACGGCGACGGCGAAGACAACGAAACAAAAGAGTAAGCTACCACCGTCAGCCGTCAATTACTCCGACTACGAGAAACACAAGGCGGCGGTCAGGAAACGTAAAAACGAAATGTCCGCCGCTGGTCGTGACATTGGCGCAATTCCAGAAGTTGTCAGTCCAAAGCGGCGGTCGGAATGTGAAAATGACTTAAGGCTGTTCCTTGAAACATATTTCCCGAAGAAATTTACTTTTGCCTGGGCTGATTGCCACCTGGAGATTATTCGGATTATCCAGGTAATCACGGAAAAAGGCGGTCAATATGCGCTTGCGTTGCCCAGGGGAACAGGCAAAAGCACAATTCTAGAATGTGCCGCGATTTGGGTTGCCGTCTATGGCAAGCGGGAATACATATTGATCATTGCCGCAACGGACGACTTCGCAAATGCCAGCCTGGAGAAAATCAAGACAGAGATCGAGAAAAACGATTTGCTGTTTGAAGATTTTCCCGAGGTTTGCTATCCCGTGCGGATGCTTGAGGGAATTACGATTCGCGCAAATGGGCAAACATCGCTTGGAGTGAGAACGGAAATTACATGGGGAAAGGATGGGGAAATCAAACTTCCGTGTGTAGAGGGTTCAAAGGCATCCGGGATTCCAATTCAAACGGCTAGCATGACGGGAGCTATCAGGGGACGCAGTGCCACGCTTGGGGATGGGCGCACGGTGCGCCCCGAATTCGTTTTGATTGACGACCCGCAAACGCGCGAAGTCGCAATGAGCACAACTCAGGTTCGGAAGCGGCTTGAAACGATCTCCAATGACATTTTAGGGCTTGCCGGTCCGGGTGTGCCGATGTCTGTTGCAATGCCTTGCACGGTGATTACAAATGACGACGTGGCAGACCAGTTGCTTGATTTTCGAAAACACCCGGAATGGAACGGGACGCGGGTCAAGATGCTTGAAGGCGAGCCAGAAAGACCTGATCTCTGGGATGAGTACGACGAAATCAGGAAACCAAAGAGCGATGAAGAGCCGCTGGAGGAAAAGGAAAGGCGCAAGTCGGACGCACGGGAATTCTATAGGAAAAACCGGGCATTGATGGACGCTGGGTTAAAGGCATATTGGGAAGATCGCAAATATCAATGGGACGTATCGGCTATACAACATGCAATGGATATTAAATTGTCAAATCCTGGAGGCTTTGCGGCCGAATACCAAAACGAGCCGTTAAAGCCCGAACAGGATGTTTCGGAAAAGCAATTGACCGAAGAAGATATTGTCGCGAAGTTGGTTGGCAGGCGCGGGGAAGTACCATTCGGAATGCATCGGCTTGCGATGTTCATCGACGTCCAAAAGGAAGTTTTGTTTTGGGCGGTTTGCGCGTCAGATGATCAATTTACATGTCACCTGGTTGATTATGGAGCGTATCCTGACCAGCGAGTTGCATTTTTTGATTTGAATACATTGCGCAAGACCTTGTCCGATGTCTATCCAAAGTCGGGAGGATTCGAGGCGGCGATTTTGGCTGGCTTGAACGATTTTGTCAACGAGCAGATGAAGCGTCAATTCCTTGGAGTTGATGGCGCACTGCACAGGATCGCCAGGATTCATATTGACGCTGGATGGGGCGAAGTTACGAACATCGTAAACAAGTTTTGCCGTGAGACGGAATTTTCGTCTTTGGTTTACCCGAGCTACGGGCGAGGCATTACGGCGGCGCAAAAGCCAATGTCGCAATACCAGGACAAGCCAAACGAAATAAAGCATTACAATGTAATCGAGAAAACATCCAGTTTCAGGGCGGTTCACAACGTCCAGGTCGATGTAAATGCATGGAAGGCGATATTTTTGTCAAGGTTGACTACGCCGAACGGGAATCCCGGTTCCATGACGATTTTCGGGAGCAAACGCACGAATCACGATATGCTCATAGACCATTTGACGAGCGAATATTTTACAGTGACAACTTCGTCAAGCGGTCGTGTTGTCAAGGAATTTAAATTGCGTCCCGGGAGGGTGCGCAATGACTGGCTAGATTGTGTTGTTGGATGTTTGGTTGCGTTGCATATGACGGGAATATCGTTGCCCGAATGGGAAATCCCAGTGCGCAAGGTAAAAAAGGTATCTTTGGCGGCGATGCAAAATAGGCAAAAAGAAGAGGAACGGAATATGAATAATGCTGCCAAAGGCGAACAGGTAGGGAAAGGCGATGAAAAAGACAGTAAAACAAATGAAAACGAGCAAAAAGACGGGATAAAAACAGCAAAAATAAGAAAAATTAGTTTAAAGGCACTTTTGGAGAAACGGCGAGCGTATCACTAGATAAACACGATTTTTATGTTTGTCGAAGATGGTCGGAGATAAAGGATGTCCGAAAATCAAGAAAAACCAAACATCCAGGACGAGCAGGGCGAAGGCACGTTGCAATCCACGGAGACCAAAACGGAAAAGTTGATTTGGGAAGCCGCTGGAAGCCTTGCGTCGGGATCGGTTGACGGACAATCGTTTACGAATCGATCATTGAAAGAGCTGATGGAGCTGGACAGGTACGAGAATTCCAAGAAAGCGCAGCGGAAAGGAAAAATCGGCATTCGTTTTGCGCGCGTTAGGAGGGGAAGCGTACATGACTAGCTTTTTGAATAAGATAATCTTCGCTTTGGCAGGGAAGCCAGCTGGCGTGTCAAAGAATGCCGTCAAGCTAAGCCAGAATCGAATCGAAGATGAATTGCAGTTGAAAGCAATGCCGATGCACAAGCGTTTGCAGTGGTTGCAAGGGCGCTATGATGCTGCTGTTACGGACGAGAACAACAAGCGGCACTGGGCATGGGCGGATTGGAAATCCGCAGACCTTGACGGGAATTTTGAGGTTAGGCGAATCATCCGCATTCGAGCGAGGTACGAGGCGCAAAACAATGCCTATGCTCGTGGGATAGCGCAGACTGTTTCCGAGGACACGATTGGGGCTGGCGTAAAGCTCCAATTGGATGGGGATACTGCGTCAGAGACCGAGGCGGCATTTGCGCTTTGGGCGGACGAAATCGGGTTGATGGAGAAAATGAAACTCGCACGATATACGAAGCTGATTGACGGCGAGGCATTTTTGGTTTTGACGACAAATCCCGAGATTGATAATTTAGTAAAATTGAATGTCGTGTTGATTGATGCGGATCGCGTCACGGATTCGATTGATTATTATGACGCAACAAATATAACGGACGGAATCAGGCTGGACAAGCACGGGAACCCTGTTTCCTACCATGTTTTGAACCGTCACCCAACGGAATCCGTGCATGATACGTCCGGGACAAATGTTCCAGCCGCAGAAATGATTCACTTGTTTACGACTTTCAGGCCGAGCCAGCATCGTGGCGTTTCGGAATTGGCACCATGCCTTGATTTGTTCGGGCAATTGCGGGACTACACAAATGCAGTTTTGACAGCCGCGCAAACGGCTGCGAGCTTGACTGGTGCGATTGAGACAGATCAACCGCCAATCGGCGAGGAAGACGAAGTAACGGTTGAACCGATGGAGGAAATCAAGCTTACTCCCGGAACAATCCTTACCATGCCGAAGGGCTACAAGTTGAACATGACGGACGCAAAGCAGCCGTCAAGTACATATGCCGCGTTCAAGCAGGAAATTTTGAGCGAGATAGCAAGGTGCTTGCAAGTGCCTTACAATATTGCCGCTGGCAATAGCAATAACGCAAGCTATGCATCCAGCAGGCTGGATTGGCAAATGTACCACAAGGCGATCGAATCGGAGCAAAAGCGGTTTGCGAGGGCTTTAACGAAAATTTACAGGGCTTGGGCTAGGGAATGGTCGATTGCGACACGGCGAACGGCTCCAGCAAAGCCACGTTGGATATTCCCTGGGGTTGTTGAACACAGCGATCCAGCAAAGGCGGCCAATGCGAACGCTACGGCATTGGCGACACGGACAACTAACCTTGCCACGATTTTTGCCGAGCAGGGGAAGGATTGGGAGGAAGAGTTGGCGCAATTTGCGCGTGAGCAGAAGTTGATGAAGCAACTTGGCATTGATCCAGTTGCGCCAATTCCAAAGAAAACGCCAAATCCACCTCCAGATAATCAAGGCGAAGGCGAGGATGAAGGCGAAGGTGGCAACAAGGCAGGAGATGAATAATTATGGGCGATGAATTGAAGGCAGGCAATGGCAAGGATGGAACAAGCGGGAAAAAGATCGATATGCTCAATCTTTTGGCTGATGTTTCGCTTTCCGCTGCGGAAGGCGGTGAAAAGAAGCGTCCGAAAATTTCTGGCGTCGCCTACAATGGCGGCATGTTGGATGTTGGCTATTATCGTCCCGTCATTATTGCGCTTGACGGGTTGGAAATTCCCGAAACGATTCCGCTTTTGGCAGACCATGAAAATACGGTCAATTCCAAGATTGGCGAAGTTACGGCGCGAATCGAAAACGGAAAAGTTGTTTTTGAAGGCGTAATTACCGCTGAATCATTTACCGCTCAAAATATCATCCAACAGCACAAGAACGGCTCAAAATGGCAGGTTTCGATTGGCGCAAAGGCTATTGTGATGAATTGCGAAGAGGAAGGGACGGTCAACGGAATTACATTCGGGTCTGAAACCTATGTTGCACGAAAAAGCATTTTGCGGGAAATTTCGATTATTCCCGTTGGCGCGGACAAGGACACAAGCACGAGCATTGAGGCAAGGGCAAACCAAAAAGGGCTTGCAATCCCTATTATAAAGGCAACTGGCGGAGTTGAGAACAACAAAAACGGAGAAGAGCAAATGGATGACGAACTCAAGAACAAAGACAACAAGGGAATCGTGACGGCTGGCGGTGGTGCAGGTGTTGCCACTGGCGAGCAGGGCAAGCAGGAACATGCGCAGGGTGCGCAAGGCGAGCAGAAGCCCGTCAATGCCGAGGAAATCAAGGCGAAGGCGGTCGAGCAGGAGCGCCAGCGCGTGAATGCCATCGGCGAAATTTGCGGCGATGATGCTCCTGAAATCAAGGCGAAGGCGATCAAGGAAGGCTGGGACGCGGCGAAGACGAGCCAGGAAGTTTTGAACGCCATCCGCGCGAAGCGTCCGCAGATCTCTATCATTGACAACGGCAATGTTGCCCAAACCGATGCAATCGAGGCGGCTTTGTGTCTCAACATCGGGGTCGATGAAAAATATCTCGACAACAAGAAAGCGTTGGAAATTGCCGCAAAGCAATACAACGGCTTGGGGATTCGCGATGCCGTCCGAATCATCGCCAACATGAACGGCGGGAAATTCACCACTACGACAAAGGACTGCATTCGCGCTTCCTTTGGTTCGACTTTGACCAATCTCCTGGGCAACATCGCCAACAAGCAATTGATCCAGGCGTTTGATTCATATCAGGCGTTTGC